AGTTGGTATATTGTTTGTCGCATTAATAGCGTTATCTATTTTTTTGTTTACCTTAAATAAATCTATATATTCTTCTGATTGCTTACATTTACAGAAGGACTAAACCGATGAGGTAACGCACGAATGCCTTCTCCCGTAATTCCATAAATGGATCCGAAATTAAAAGCGTAACGTGAAGACCTACCGCGATAAATGTAACGAGTTGGAGTTCCCATTAAACCAGGAACTTTAGCGTAAATAGTTTCAGTTAAAGTCTGACAATATACGGGAGGATTGTATCTCCACTCCGCTCTTGTTACTTCTGTAGCACCAGGTGTCGCTGTGGTAGTTAAAAGAGTACCCATTTGACGTGGGTGTGCCACGCCGCCGCCAGTAGTTCCTTCGGCTGACGTATTTTCCGCAGGAGTGTTGTATGGGTCGTAAGATTGACTAGATGGAGCATTTCCAAAATAATACGTGTATGCACCCGTATCCCTAACACCAAAAAGAGGATTATAAGTTGTTGAAACCTTGGCGTTAGCTATTTTTTGGGTTGTAAATCCTCTAAAACCGTTGTAAATACTCATTTCTCCGCTTGGAGAATAATAAGTAAAGTTATAATCTGACCAATAACCAGAAACTGCAACAGGTACTGCCCGCCAACTATCGACTATGTAGGCACCTGAGTTAGGAGGACCTATAACGGGGCGTCCATAGTCAGCGCCAAAGTCGTTAACACCGTACCATGACACTTGATTTCCTAGCGAATCGACGTAACCGCTAGAAACGACTAGGTATTTTTGAGCTAAAGCCAGATCATCGCCAGCACGATAGGGTCCAGACTGTTGCTGATGCAGTCCGGTGTCGTACTTATAGTTAACGAGAGAAATGTAACCCACGAGGACTCAACAGAGGGCTACTTTAAGTATACCTAGTTAAATTATTCGGCTGGAGGTTGTCTTTTAGAGTCCACCATGACAATATCTAAAGCAATTTTTTCCATATCTGACTTGTACTCTTCTTTTACAGAGGCAAGTTCTTTTTTTAGCTCCTCTAACTGAGCCAAAAGTGCTGAATTGTCTGAAGACTCGCGACGACGAGTGTGTCCAATAGGAAGAACCATGGTTAGTCTCTTTTACTATTAGTGTACTGCTGGGCTTTTCTTTTAGCACTAACCCTTTCGGGTAAATTACCATGAGTTTTTTCTTCATACTCACGGACTGTTGCTTTAGGGATTTCCCCACGCTCAGCCATTGCGTAAAATTTACGTCTTTGAGCTTCTGATTTAAAAGGAGCCATAGAAAAACCCCCGTTTCCGGGGGAATTTTAGTGTTAAAAGGTAAATTAAGCGGCGTCTAAGAACAAGAGCTTCTGACGGAAAGCATCAGGACTCATTTGACTTAGGTAACGCCAAGCTTGCTCGGGATTCTGATTCATGGTTTGGGCAAAGCCATTCCACTGAGAATCAGGATCGTTACGAACTGCGCCTGCAGAAGCAGGAACAGCAGGCATGTCATAACGAGGTTGATAAGCTGCTTGCTGAGCAGAATAACCAGAGTTATCTGCATCTACTGGATACACTTCGGTGAAGAACCGGTTGGTGTAATCAGCTAGTTGATCAGGATCAGTAAGAATATGCTCCATTGCAGCGCCACGTGTGGCGATGGAGTTCATATTTTCGTTCTGAGCAATCAGAGCGTCTTCGAGGGTAACAGCATATTGATTAAGGATGCCGGGGGCCTCGATGCCGAAGTGATTAACGACCTGAGCGCTTGCGGGGCTTAGTTGGGGGGCTTGGCTGCGCCCCGTAGAAGCCTGAGAGGAAGCTTGGGTCGTAGAGACGTTGTTGGAGTAAGTCGGGGCTGCCGTAGGCGTTTGGTACGCCCATGGTTGGGCCTGTAAAGGCTGACTGTACTGTGGAATAGCCTGTTGCGTCGTCGCGTATTGTGGAGACGGTGCTGTTTGGCTGGGGAGAGGTGACATCCTGGATACCACCCTCTCCAAGCTGCCCATTGCTGCTTCCCACGGATTGTTCGGGGAGTAAGCGGACGGAGACTGGTTGTACTGGTTGCTGGTAGAAGGGACCGAACCCTGTGTTGCCTGCGACGGCATTTGGGCTGTAGGTACCGAAGCTACCGCCGGGGTACTGGTTTGCGCCACCCACTGCGGGTAAGCGGTTGAGCCCTGGTCCATTGCTGGCGCCGCCGAGGGGGCTGCTGCCGCTACCGGGCTCGGGATCGAAGCTTGGATCTGCTGGCTCATAGCTACCCGAGTAGGTTAGTTCTTGCGCGAGGTGGTCAAACGTCCTGTATAACAGGGGCGTTATGTTTAATCTAGGATCAGCCCCTAGAGGTTGATCTGGGGCGAGGGGATGTGGCGTTTGCAACATCTGTGATAATAATACTAAAAATTGTTGCATTGCGCTTTGAGTTTGTTGAATCATCCTGAAAGGAAATCCTTTTAACATTTCCTCTCGCTCAGTATCCGTTTTATCCGGGAATAAATAACGTAAAGCTTCGACACTATCGACCCCTAATTCCTGCAAATTTCGGACAACAATAGATTTTTGGTTTATATCGTAAGCCGTGTCCTCATAGACATCACCCTGAAAGCGGTACGCAACAGTACGATCTCCATCCGGAGGTAAACCAAAAACACCACGTGGGACTGCAGAAGCGGAAAGCGCTTCTTGCATCATTTGTTTTAGTTTTTGATCAAACTTTTGCTGCTCTACTTCAAAGCGAATTGTCTCTTCGGATGAATCATTGACAGCAGGTTTAGGCTTTTTGAGCTTAACCACAGCGGCAAAACTATCTTTAAAAGTTTCTTCTTGATGGTAAATAATCATTTCTAACAACTTACAGAACCCGTACACCAAGAAACTTTTATTTTTTCTTAGTGCTGTAGCTTGAGCGCGGCCCATTAAACCCTTAATTTCTGTGGCAGTGGCACCAGCAGAAACTGAAATTTCATCAACACCGCCTAATGCTGTCCGAATTTCTTCACGCAGCATCAAAGACCACCGATTCATATCCCCGTTAACAGGATCCGGTGTCATGTAACCGACACGATCTGAAGGTTCGACGTTGGCAATAATTCGAGGAACTCTTAGCCCGCCCATCAAACCACTAGAACCAAAAGGCTCGCTTACTCGTGTCGAGGGCGTATCGCGACCAGCAAATCCACTTTGACTACTAATTGTTGGACGGAAAGTGCGATCAGAGTCGCTAGCTTCGACAAGATCACTACGAGGACGTGAACTAATAAGTGTTGGATTACCAAAAAATTCAATATTTTTAGCAATGTTCGTATTTAAAGTGTCGTGAAGAACAATTTGTTCCATAAAAGGATCAAATTCGCCTTCACCAGAAGTGCCGCTGCTGTCTGGTTTGTTAAGAACCTCAACAGCAGGTATAAAGCCCAGCGTATTTTCCCGTGTATTTTTTGAAGTAACAAGTCCCCCTGGCTCTAAGTCAAAACTCAACTCTGTATTAGATTCAAATTCAGATATACGTTTTTCAGTAATAGAAATTCGGACATAACGCTCGTTTAAACCTGCTGTGTCAGAAGGTAAACCAATGTTAGAACTACGAATTTTATATTTATAAATTATTACAACTTCATCTAAGTTTCCGTTTACATCGTGGTAAACACGGTACTGATCTTTAGAAAAAAAGTATATTTGATACTTTAATTTAGGGTCAGGTCGAAAATAAAATAAACCACATCCGTCGATTAAAAAATTACGAATAATCGAAGGAAAACGTATATCAATTTTATTTAATGTAATCAAGCTATCTAAAAATTTAGCTCTAGCTTTATAAGTGTCTTGTTCGCAATAAAAAGTCAAGCCCTTCTTAATCATCAACAGCGTCATTTGCTGGATGTGACTAAGAACGACTAAAGTAGACGCTTGTTTGGATCTATCTTGAGTCCGCGAAGCCTCAAGAATTTCTTGAAAGCGTTGACGGACTCCGATCTGGTCAGCCATTCTGTTAACTACACAACGAAGTTAAAAATTTAAAATTAAACTTTTTTACCGGCAGCTTTAACTTTTTTAGCTTTCCTCAAAGCTTCTTTACGTTTTTCCATTTTCTCATCTTTGTCGCTTTTACCTTCCTTGTCCTCATTCTTACGCTCAAAGTGTTCGCGTAACTGTTCGGGCATCCGGTTAGCCATTTGGAAGCAGATAATTTCTTACTCTATCTAGTTTAAACAACTCTGGCGGTAATAGGTCATGTGGGTACGCTTGTAAAATATGATCTTTTCGACCTAAAGGATCTGTGCTTCCAGGTAAAGCTTTATAAGAATCTAAAAAATCTAACATTTCTTGGCTGTAGGCAGGAGCATGTGCGTTAGGGATATCGTCGTAGCAATGAGAAAACGATGTGAGTTTTCGTTTCATTCGAGTTGAGTCACCCATCCAAGAAAAATGCCAACCACAATCACAATCCCCTACAACAAGACCATTGTCCTTCATTCGAATTTGCGAAGGTGTTTCTTCTAAATGGTTATATAAAACCACGGTGCCACAAGTCCAATTATTTGGGGGTTTGGAAGGATCCCCTTTTGGGTCAATAACTCTAAGATCTGCTCTCCCGTAAAACATAGGCATCGATAGACGTACACACCGGTCTGGATTTGCCTTTGCAATTTCGACTGCTTGTAAAACCGCCTCCGGTTTCGGTATTTCATCGACATCACTAAAGAAAAAGACGGAATCTGGTGGAGTTAAACGCATTCCCACAGCGAGAGCGTCACGTTGTGCGTATTCCCGTACCCATGGGTTAGGAGCTACTTCTTTAGAGGGCAACTCAACGTGAAGAACTTGTATTTTTTCTTCAGGTAAACCTAGTTCTCGAATTGTATCAAGACAAGTAAAAGGTTTTGGGTCCCCTTTAAACGTCAAATTTCCATCCGTAATAATGAAACCATCAACAATATCTTTTAAAAGATTTACCCTTAGTTCAAGGAGTTCTTTTTCGTCAAAATATAAAAAACAATCGTAGAGCACGACCTTTAGGCAAGTGTCACTATGATGTTAGCATTGATTTGGTTGGATTACCACCCCCCGCTCGCACTACAAAAGAACTTTGTGTTGGTCTTCTCTGAGTTGCCTTATTGATTGAAGACTGAATTAGCCTATTTTTTACATCTTCCATAAACGTTTGGGAATTATGCATCGGTGAATCAGGCTCGTAAGCTTCTTTTCGTGTAGGAAAAAAATCGTGCCTCATTGGTTGATCTACACTGCGTTGATATTGAGTTTGTTGACCTGCGGCAGTTTCTTGTTTTGCAAAAGCATCCGAGAAAAAATCTCTAGCTTGATTAAAAGGGTTAGACATAATCAGCTTGTTTTTTTCTTAATATACTCAGAAGCTCGCCTACGAGCTTCACGAGCTTTTTCTGTATTAGGAACGTGAGTATTGACGGGTTTATTACCAGCCGTTTCTTTTTTCTTTTTTTCGTCTGTTTCACGTCTTTCGGCAGGGCTCATTTGTGCCCACGCTGAACGAGGTAAATAACGTTCTGTGCGCCCATGCTCGCGAGCTAAATCAGGCATTTCTCCTTTCCTCGTCCCTGACCTTTTCTTGAATTGCTCTAAAAAGTAAATCTTCTGTTGTAGACGCAATGATTTTAGCTAAAGTTGGATCTAACGAATCAGAACTAAACCTAGACCTACTTTTAGTAAGTCCTCTAAGCATATCACTAGACGTAGGTAAATTACGCTCTAGATAGCTTTTACCTGTTCCAGTTAAAGCATCGACAAATGATTGGGGGTTCATTGTTTTCCTCGGTTGGATTCGTACTCTTCTTTAGTCTGCCAATCTTCTTTACCCCATTGGTGTAGACGATTGCTTTCGGATTTTTTTCCTTCATAGGAACCGCCAGCATCTTTATAATACTTCACAGCAAGCTGCATGGCACGAGCACTATGCCCTCCCATTTTTTTACGGGCTCGTGCTTTTGCTTGTGCCCATTTTTCAGGGTCACGTTTTTTAGCAATGTCTGCCATTAGTAAAGAACGTATACGTGATCTATTGTGCTTACTCCACTTATTGCTGTGGCAGATACAGGTAACAATACGTCTGTACGGATATGATCAAAACTAATAAAAGACCTGGGAGAATCAGCTAATTCAACAACTAAAGTTTTGTCTTCATTCTTGTTCGATGACTCCACATACAAAGCTCTACATGCAGGAAAAACTTTAGTAGTACCAGCGTTAACTACAAATCCGCTAGCGTAAGGTAATGTAGCTGAGAAACCGTAACGACTCCCAAAAACCTTAACGTCCATAATTACTCGAGTGTTTCTATAAGTTTAGCCAAATAAACCGCAGCTTTTTGTAAATCTTCTTTTCCATTTTTTTCTTCCCATCGCCACAGGTATTTAAAAATACAACATTCTAAATAACCTTGAAATTTATTAAGACCGACAGATGCTAGTTGGGCATCATAGCATTCCATACCATTCCGGACATAATAGTCTGGGTTAATATTGTCCTTTGGCGGGATTGAACCAGTAGATTGTTCCATTTTTTGATTCTATGTACTTCCGCAACGCATAGGCTTCTAGTTTTGGTAAAACTTCACACTTATGCTTTTTGTTTAAAACGTAACAGATCGATACAAAACGGGCGCCACCGTGTAACACTGTTTTATATGGTTAACATACTTTCACAGCATATCAATAGGTCAGGATCACATAATAAATTTTTTGTGTATTTGTCGTCGTCATGACAGATTAACCCACAAGGAAGGATTTCGTAATTGTCTTTAACCTTACGTACAGGAACGCAACGTCTGTGTTCAAAACCAAAAGGAGGATTTTCAAAAGCTAAACCCATCGAGCTCCGATCAGCTATAGGCCAATTTCTAATACCAACTTTTTCATAACTTTTTTGAGGATCGTAGCTATCGGAACGGATATAGTAATCTCCGTCTTCTTGGTTTAGGATCATAGCTCCGTAATAAGGATTAGCTAAAGCAACGAAAAAACTAACAGAGTGGTCTACAACTAAAACATTGGGGACTTTATAGCCCTGATTAGACCAGACATTAGGGGTTTCTTTAGTAAGGGAATATCTGTAATAGTTATCAAAAGGAATTTTTTTATTATATTTTTTTTCGTATCTAACAAATCCAGGTTCAAGTTTGTATTTAGCTAAAACTGGTTTCCACTTCAAATAATATTTAAAATTGTCATAAGTCATTAACATATCATTTTCTGTATAGATATAATAATCTGCTTTTTTGTTTAAAATCGCCAAAGCTAAATCTGTCTTATGAGCCCAAGTTAAAAACCAACCTTCGTAGCCAGGAGACGCAACTTTAATTTGTAAATTTAACTTATTAAATTCGCTCAAAAGGGTTTCTAAAAGCTCTACGTCGTCTTGAGAGTCATAATCTATGTAAATATTTGTTTCAAAAATAAAAGGAAACTCCATATAACCACGCAAAAGATTGATCAAACAGTCAATGCGCTCTAAAGGTTTATGCGCTGTGATGGCAACCCAGATCTTCTTGGACATAAACCTCAAAATCCTCTTAGTACTCTATTGAATAATTGCCTCGCCTTTGTAAATAAGTTATTAAATGCGTGTATGCGTCTAACAAGTCGTCGTGCGACGTTGCCCCCACATTGATAATCTGATCAAACAACGCATCAAATTTTCTATATCTATTAAACACAATTTTTTTATTTTCTAACAAACCTAGTGTGCCTCTAAAACGAGCTATCTTATCTCCTCTAAAACCGTTAACTTCATGAATATGTAAATTACTCAATCCTCGTTCATTTAACAAGACTCTTTTAAGGTCCGCCGCTAAACTCGCTTGGTAAGCAACTGATTCAACTACTAACGTAACCGTAGAATAAGTCGGAAAATACGTATCGTTTTGAAAAGATAAAATTCCCCATTCAAGTAACATATCGCACAGCAAATCTATTTTTTCTAAATTTCCAATAGACCGACATTGGTGAGAATCAATAATGAAATATTTATCTTTAAGTCTTCCACCTAAAACAAAAGCTGTATAATCGCTGGTTTCACTTCTACTTGCGGATAAATCAATACCAATAGCCAGCGAATCAAATTCAGTTTCAACTTCAGCTCGAACAAGCAGGTCTGGAGAAACAATTAAATCCGTGGTTAATACCGGCTGTTGTTGGTATTGGAAAGCAAATGCCACAGGGTCGAGTTCTTTCTGACCAAGTAAATACTGAACACTCCACTGCTCAGGCCAATAACTTACGGGGTTGCCTTGATTGTCGTAAGTGACAGCTTCTTGTGTCACTTGTTTCCAATTTTTTTCCGGCGTAAACATTGTTTTATGTATATCTAATGGGTGAAAACGTGTACCTAAACAAATAGCTCTACCCCCTTCAAAAATAATTGGTGCGATAACAGATGACCAGTTGTTGTTCATTTCATCTCTAATAGCAGGGTTTCGTATATCGGCGCTGCTCTTGATGGGGTCGTCGATGAAACAATTGCTTACAACAAATCCATTCGCAATAAAATTATGATCTGGATGGTCTATTTCAAGGTCATAGACAATGTGCGTTCCTCCGCTAATTTTTTCAACTCCGGAAACGGTGAGGGTCTCCCAGTTTTGTCTGTAATCTGATGGTGAGCCACATGGCATTGACGGCAAAGCGTTATAAGATTGCAAAGAATGTTGTTTGACCGGTCGTGATCTATGTGATGAACACACAAGTTTGTTCGCACTGTCCCGTCTTTTGTAGATAACTTCTTCTCCTTCGTATTGCAACCGACACAGATGAAACTGTCCCGATTTAAAACTATTTTTCTCAGTTTTTTGAAGTCTCCTATATAACCCCCATGCTGGTAATTTGGGTTGTCCACACCGGTCATTTTTTTGGAATGATTTAAATCTGCACACTGGCGAGAACAAAATTGTGTCGTATGCGATGTTGGGCGAAACCTTTTGTTGCAATACAGACACACCTGAGGTTTTAAAATTTGCTTCACCTGCCCCGCACAAGTCCGAGAACAACACAGAATTTTTTGATCGGTGCTTAATCTCTGGGCTAAACGGGAAGACATAACCGTGAATATTTCCTGACAACAGGGGCATTGAATCTCTACTTGAAATTTTCCTAGTTTTTGCCAACAAGTTGTACAAATTCTTTGTGTGCGTTGTTTTTCCTGACCGCAACTTAAGCAAACCTTTAATTGATTCGCAGGCGGATACTCCGATAAGGGTTTGCCCTGTACTAATATCTCCCGCCCATTCGTACCCTTGGTCTGTCGTAAGGAAAGGATGCTCGGGAGTTGCGGAAATATAACGGTTATCTGTTGTTCTAATTCGAACAATTTTTGAGGAACAACGCCGTGTAGCTGCTGCCACGTCGCTCCAATCAATTTGATGTGTTTTTGAGTTTCTGACAGCAATCTGGAAGCGTCCTGGGTCTGCATAAATTTTTTTAATTGGCTGTTCGCCTTGATCTGTCAAGATTAGCGTATCGCCCGTAAGACACAAGTGTGCGCGTTTTGATGTAATTGACCCTCTAAGACCTGCAGCGCGTAATGTGAATTCTTCGTCACCTACTCTAGGGATACCTGCGTATTCAAAATCAATAGACCAACCAACGTCACTTTGCATACCTGGTTTAAGCCTGCAATTAGGAAATATTTTTTTAAACTCAACTGAGTCAACAATTTGTTTGATGATTCGGCTTTTAGGAATAGCAGTAGCAATGTTGTAAGAAATATAAATAATTTGAAGGGGCATCTTTGCTGCTGTATGACGCCCGATACACCACGCGGTGAACATATTGAGCACTGTGCTTTTCGCTGAGTTTTTGCTCACAACGTAATCTGTGATTACAAAACGCTCTTGAGCGTTATCGACACTAATACATTTCACTCGTGCCGAACCTGCGGATTCAATATTTTTAATACTTCGCACTAAACCACTATTAGATTTTTGTGAAACAGGACCTGTGTAAGTTGCTTTTTTTCTTGCGCAATAAAAAGGCTCTACTGTAGCAGGTAAACGAATACCAATACGATATGCTAAATTCTTACTAATTATTTTCTTGTTGTTTTTATAGTAATACGGATAATAAGGTTTTCCTTCCATAGAAATACCCCCCAAAGAACGAACAAGTTGTATAACACCGTTTATTAACTGTTTACTGGAAGAACCAAAAGATAAACCTCCAACACCTTTAACTGTTGCTTTTTTATCGTTGCTATTCATACGAGTTCCGTCTGTATCCATTAATCCACGGAGGAGCCATTCTCTTTGTTCAATAGAGCCAAGCAGATAAAGTTCGGGTATATGTTTTTCTAAAGCAGACTTCCCACGTAAACCAAGTTGTTCTAAGTCCGCACAAAGTTGTTTACGAAAACCGCCGCTTCGTCCATCGATAACAGGAGAAGATTTTCCTAGCTTTGATTGAATTTGATAAAAATATTTTTTAGATTTATAACTACGGCTAACAACAGTATGCCCCTCAGGTAAAATAGTGCTAATGAACTCAATAATATCTTCATCCATCGTAGTTATATTTACAGAATTTATATCTGTTAATCCTCCGTCACCTAATAAAACTCCGAGTAAATAGGGATGAATAGGCAAATTTTGCTCGGGGTAATCAATAGGTTCTGCTATAGGAACTTGATATCGAGAATAACCGCGATTGTCTAACCAAGGTTTTTCACCAGGTTCTGCTAAACGAACTGTACGGCTAACACCCGTACGTCGATTTCCTGAAACCCCTGTGGTAACAAAGGATTTAATTTCTTGTAAAGTTGTAGTTCTAAAAGTTCCTTTAGGGTCTGTACCTATACGACGCACATCAAAACGATGTGACTCGTCACAAACCATAGAGGTGCCGTCAGAAAAACTTACTTTATAAACTTCGGTAGTATCGTACTCCACAGTGGACGTAACTTGAGTCGGCTTTCCGTCATCGCCGTAGACTAAATCTCCGTTTTGAATAGTTTCTAAAGTTTTCCACCCTGAAGGAGTAGCAACCAAAGTATCTAAAGACAGAGGCCCCCTGGGACTTAATATATCAAGGTTTGATCCTGCTATATCTAATAAATATTTATTGCTCTCATTTGTTATCAAGTGTGTGTACCATTCCAACATATGTCTTGCTGGAGGTTTATCTAAAAGAGTACAAAACGTTTGAAAGTCACCCGCTGCTTTGGTGTAAATAGAGCTTTCTCTTGTGCCCGAATCTTCAACAGCACGAACAGCATTTAACTGAGCCCGGCGACGATAAGCAAAAGTTTCCCGGCTAGGCATGTCAGTAAGCTGGCAATGTCGCTATACTAATCGTACTTCAAGTTTACCGTAAAAGTGGCAAAAGTACTCTGGTACGGAGATGCATGTTCTAACACAGGATTTGGTCGTGTAACAACTAGCGTACTAGAACACTTACAGAAAGAACATGAAGTAGAAGTTATAGGAATTAACTATAACGGAGATCCTCATGACCTTCCCTATAAGATTTATCCAGCATCAAACTTAGCTTGTCCAGATCGTTTTGGTATTCCACGGCTACCAGAGTTGATTGACAAGATTAAACCTGATATTTTTATTTGTTTAAATGACGTTTGGATTGTAAATCAAGTATGGGAACGGATTCAATTCTTAAAAGATCAATACAAATTTAAGTTTATTGCTTATTTTCCTATCGACAGCGAAGCTTATTACCCCGAAATGTTGCGGAATATTCCGCATTGGGATTTAGCCATAACATTTACAGTTAACTGTGCTCATAGAATTCTCAAACACAACATTCAACCAAGCAAGTTAGGTGTGTTACCCCACGGTGTAGACACATCTAAATTTACTCCTATGGCTCGGGATGAAGCTCGCGATGCACTAGGAATTCCAAAAGATAAATTTATAGTTTTTAACGGGAATAGAAACCAACCTAGGAAACGAATAGACCTGACAATACAAGCTTTTGCTAGATTTGCAATTGGAAAACCAGACACCATGCTTTACCTCCACATGGGGGTAAAAGATTTAGGTTGGGACATAACCGCTTTATTTAAACGAGAAATGTCTAAGTATGACCTAGATGACAAACAAAGATTAATTTTGACATCTAACGAAATAAATTATATTGCGGCTCCACCTGACGATTTACTAAACAAAATTTATAATTCGTGCGACGTTGGTTTAAATACCGCCGACGGGGAAGGTTGGGGTTTGGTCAGTTTCGAACATGCTAGTTGTCGTAAACCACAGGTGGTGCCAAACCATACAGCATGTAAAGATATTTGGGAAGGGGCTGGCCTGCTTATTGATATTTCTACGTGGGTAACAGATAAAGATCTAGGTGTAGAAAGAGGTTTAGTTGATGTAGACGACGCTGCATCATTACTTACATCCTTATATAACGATAAAGAAACTTACGATAAAGTAGCTGACGCTTGTTTTGATGTAACGCAACGTAACGAATATCGTTGGGAATCCGTTTCAATGGGATTCACTAAAGCCATCTCTGATCTCCTTGCTTGATATGCAAACTACATTCCGCTTTCGCCACGTCAACTCAGACGTAATCTTCCCTATAAAAAAAGAATGTGAAGGCATTCCCAATGTTTATAGACAAGCCGAAAACCTTAAAGGTAGTTTTACAAGGATTGTTTACGGTTTACCTAAAGATAGCGTGGGTAATTTTAGCCCTTCGATCCTGCAACACAATAAAAATACTTATATTGCTTGGAGATCTCAACCTGAACCTTTTGGTTTTAAGTACGACAACAACTATTACTATTTAAATAACACACCTACAGATATTTATCTAGGTCAACTAGCTGATGATTGCATGGTTTTTGGAGCTAAGAAATTACGCTCCGTACCGCACCGACTTAGCTACGAAGACCCAAGGTTGTTTGTGGGACCAGATGAACAGATGTACGTACAATTCGTTACTTCTAAATATGCTAGTAAATACGACTTAAAAGGTAAAAAGCTATTTGATTTTCCTAAAGTAGCAGTCTGCTATGTTGATCAAACAGGGGAAGCAGTCAGTGCTGCAATTCCGCCTATAGGAAAAAATAGGATTAAAGGCGAAACAGAAAAAAATTGGTGCTTTTTTTCATATGAGGGTTTGCTGCATTGTCTATACTCCATAAGACCTTTTGTTATTGAAAGAGAAGATAAGACTTCAATAAAAATAAACAGTGATGTTCTTGAAAATGTAACTAAAGGAACGCCAACGTTCTGTTCGTTGCCGCCGCTAGAAGTAGATGAAGGAAACCTTGTGTTTTATCACTGGAAACACATGACGTTTGATCAAAACGGTCAGCCTTATTTGCTTTATCATTTAGGCGTTTTTATGGTAGATAAACAATTTACAAAAATAACCCACGTGGCAAACGAGCCTTTATTTAGTGGGTCATTGGAAGATACACTAATCACCTGGACAGATTACGTAGGTAATCCAGTTTCCAAACAACCAGCGGTGTTACTACCTTTTGGTGCCTTTATAGAAGACGGAGAACTTGTAATGTCGCTAGGAGTAAACGACGCTTTTATGGGGATTTTACGTTGCCCTATGGATGAAATACTAAAAAAATTACAGAAAGTAATTTAAGACTTTTCTTCACGTTCTAAAGTAGACCAAATAATTAAACCTGCATCTTCAAGTAAAGAAGCTATTGTCGGTTGATCTTGGAAAGTATTTGCTAACTCGCGTAAACAACGATCCGCGCCAGCTAATAGTAAGCCTCTACGATCTAAACCGTCAGAAATAGCACGAACTGTTTGTATGTGGGATCTTAATTCTTTCTGTAAAGACGCAATTTTTGTAGCTGCTGTGGCATAATCAAGCATACCTTGAGTAGTCATATTTCTTACATTTGTAATATCCATACGAAGTTCATCGATTTCAATTAGAAGAACTTTACGTAAATCTTCTTTTGGATACTTCTCTTGAGTCCACGCAGTTAAATCTGCGATACTACCTTCGTAAGACGGTTTTAAGAAACGTGCATAAAGATAAGATTCTATATCGCTTGTCGCATTTTTAGCGTAATACGCAAAAGCATCCCGGTCTGATTTTTCTAACGAATTTAACCAGTCCCCTACAGTGGTACTATTTGCAATAAGTGTCGTCATTAAGCAAACGACGCACGTCCTTGTGCGGCCATTTGAGCGCCAAGCCGTCTCATCGCCATCTGTCCTTCAACTTGACCTCGTTGGAGTGCCAATTGATTTCGAGTATTTTCTTGAGCTTTAGCAATATCTAAATTTGTAGATGCTATTTGAGAAGCTAGTTGGTTTTGTCCAGCTAAAGCCTGCCCACCTGCTTGAGCTAAAGATGTGGCTGTTGGTTGTAATAGTGACGTTTCTCCTGTAAGAGTTTTACCCGCAACATCGGCTTGGCTTGCAAGAGTTTGTTGTCCTAATTGAGCTGTTCCTTGTTGCGCCCCTACACCTAGCTGGGAAGCTCCGGCTATTTGTTGTCCGCCAAGAGTTGTCTGAGATTCAATACCAGACCGGCCCACAGCGCCTGTTTCGCCGACTAACTGCTTACCTATTTCACCTATTGATTTAGACCCTGTTTGAGCTAAAGCAGAAGCAGCTTCACCATATTGTTTAGCAAAATCTTTTGCTGTTTCAACAGGTGTTAGCTCAGTGGCGAGTTTGCTTTCTGCTGCTTTAGTTTTAAGACCAATATCTGAAGCAGCATATTGACCGCCAATACCGGCTTGTAAACTAGCCGCTGCTCCTTGCTCAGCTACAGCTTCGTTTCCAGCGCCTAATTGCATTGCCTGAGAACCACCGGCTTGCATTGCTTGCAAGCCAGCTAATGTTCCTTGCGCAGCCGCAGCTCGTTGTTCGGCTCCAGTTAAACCTACATTACCAGCAGATAATGTACCGCCATAAAGTATATTAAAATCCGCCATTGGATCTCTATATTGTTGCTGCTGTTGCGGTTTATTGAATATGGCACTACCTAAAGATCCAAGACCTCCAAGGACCGATCCAATACCGCCGAGCGTAACAAAAGGTTCTGGCATATTGGTTTTTTAGTACTTTCTCCTCATCATTCTAAGCACGAGTGCGAACACGGGCCGAAAATGGTGCCGCCCCAGCATCAAAAGCTGCACTGAGCGCACCCATAAAATTAACATTAGGTTGCTGTAAACCAGCCATTAATGATGCAGTTAATGCTGCACTACGAGTTTGAGCTTCAATTTGAGTTTGAGATATATCACGCCACGCCTTAATGTTCTCTAGTTCAACTTGACGCTGAGTATTAAGTCTTGACTTTTCTAACGAACTGCGGTCGTATAGAGCTAGAATTTGTTGTTGACGTTCAAAATCTTTAGCTCTTTCGGTTGCAACAGCTAAGCGTCCTTCTCGTGTAAGCTCAATTAATTCCGGGGGAAGT